AGATATGCTACAAGCGAAGGTATCACATTAGCAGAAGCTAAGAAGAAGATTGACGCAGTTGATGTACAGATGTTCCAGCAGAAAGCAAAACAGTATGTTGAGAATAAAGATTTTAGTGATAAAGCAAATGCAGAATTAAAAGCCTACAACACTAAGATGTATGTAAGTCGTGAAAAGTTATTACAAGCACAACTAGGACTTATCGTTACTTACGCATACGCTCAGATAGAACAATCTATGTATAACTACATGGAGAGTGCTTATTACAGAGCGTTAAAGCAACAGGCTGGTATTCTAGGTGAAACAATTCAAGTGTCTATAAACGACGTTAAAACTATCATATTTACACCATTTGAAAACCATAAGTGGAGTACAAGATTGTGGTCGGATATGGAAACGGTAAGACGACACGTTCAAAAGACAACACGTCATGTATTACTACGTGGACGACACCCTTATGAGTTCATCAAAGACATGCGTAAAGACACAGGAGCAACCACTTACAACATGAAACGATTATTACTAACTGAAACTGCTAGAGTTCAAACTGAAGCGTCTAAACGTCATATGTTAGATCAGCATGGCGAAGATGCTGAATATGAATTTGTAGCTAAAATGGATAGTAAGACAACAAAAACATGCAAAGGTTTGAATGGTGAAACATTTAAAGTAAAAGACATGGTGCCGGGCGTGAACGCTCCGCCAATGCATCCTTTTTGCCGGAGTGCTGTAGCGCCGCACATCAATCCTGATTGGAGAGATAAGTTCTTTGAAGAACGCGAAGGAAGATATTTCGGAGGCGTTGTTAAGTGATTAAATAACTGAAAAGGAGGTGTTGTAAATGGCAGAAACAAACGATGTAACAAATACGCCGCCAGTTACCAACGAAGGTACTGCAGAAGAAATTGTAGATAATTCCATAGGCGATTATGAAGATGCAGATTGGGAAGAAGAGGAAGTCATCGATACAGATTTTAGTGATGAAGAAGATTCAGAATATGAAGATGACTTCATGGAAGATGACGACGAATTTGAAGAAGATGAAAACTGGGAAGAAGATTACGACTTTTCAGATGATTTTGATCAAGAGGATATAGACTTTCTTGAAGGACTTGGTGGTCCTGAAGATGAAATAGAAGAAGAGTACGAAGAGGACTACGAAACAGAAGAAGGCCTTTATGATGTAATTGAACTTGATGGTGATACAATCGATGAGTACGACAAGTACGATGAAAGTTACTTGCAAGATAGATTAGATGATGTGTATGACGAATACAATCAGATATTTAATAAAGAGCCGTCAGATATCATTAAAGACAGTATGACGACACAAGAAAAAATAGACAAAATTGTTGATGCAATTCAAGAGGGTGAAAACGGTGTGTAATGAACGTATCGCTAAAGCTCTCGAAGGCATTCAATATGAATTGAAAAGATTGAATGACACAAACCCTAGTAACCAAGCACAAGTGAAGCAGAAAGAGCCTGAGAAGAAAGAGTTTAAACCTAAAAATTTCATCTGAGGTGGTACTTATGTCAAAACGTGAAGCAGTTGGTCCTGGCGTTACCGCGCCAATATCTCGTCAGTAGGATACGTTAACCTACTCGACCTCAGTAAGTCGTTAAACTGCTCAATATTAAAAAATACTGAGCGGGCTTAAATCAAATGCGAATATCAAATATATCTAGCACACTAATTGGGCTTAATTGACTAATTGGGGTGCTATTTTTATGCGATTAAACATTGAATTTAAGACTGAACGGGAGGATAAACAAATGGAATTAGTAGACAAAATGAAATTAAACTTACAATTCTTCGCTGAAGATAACGAAGATGAAACTGGAGAAAGTAAAGAAAATACGCCAGAAAACAATGACGATCAAAAGCAAGAAACGTATACAAGAAGTGAAGTAGATTCTCAAATCAGTAAAGCTGTTGATTCTGCTTTATCAAAACGCGAACGTAAGCACCAGCAAGAATTAGAACAAGCTCGTGAAGAAGCTAAAAAAGAGGCTGAAAGCTACGCTAAGTTAACTGAAAAAGAGAAGAAAGACAAAGAATTTGAGAAACGCGAACAAGCCTTAGCAGAAAAGGAAAAGGAATTTAGATTACGTGAACTCAAAGCTGATGTGGAGAACGACCTTAAAGACAAAGGTCTACCTACTTCATTTGCTGACTCACTAATCCATTTGGAAGATAACGAACAAATCAATGAAGTTGTCAACGCGATTAAGGAAGATTTCGACAGAGCAGTTCAAGAACAAGTAAAAGAAGCTACTCGTCAATCAACGCCGTCTGGACAACAAAGTGATGTATCAAGTAACAAAAAGACAAGCGATAGTTTTGCAGAAATAGCAAGACAAAATAGAATAATTCAATAATTGGAGGCATTATAAATGGCAAACGTAAAACCACAAACATTCAATCCAGATAATGTAATGATGCATGAGCACAAAGAAGGGGAATTGTTAAACGATTTCAATGAGCCTATTCTTTTAGACGTATTACAAAACTCTAAAATCATGCAATTAGGTCAATACCAAGACATGGCTGGAAAGTCAGAGAAAAAGTTCACTTACTGGGCAGATAAGCCAGGCGCTTACTGGGTAGGAGAAGGTCAAAAAATCCAAACTTCTAAACCTAGCTTACTTGAAGCATCTATGCGTTCTCATAAATTAGGTGTTATCATCGTTGCTTCTCGTGAATACTTAAACTACACTTACTCTCGTTTCTTCGAAGCAATGAAACCACAAATCGCTGAACAGTTCTATAAAAAGTTTGACGAAGCAGGTTTATTAAATGTAGATAATCCATTCAAACAATCAGTAGAACAATCAGCTACTGCAGCTAACAATGTAGTAAAAGGTGATATCACTTTAGATAATATCTTAGCTTTAGAGGACACTTTATTAGAAGATGATGTAGAAGCTAACGCTTTCTTATCTAAAACACAAAATCGCACTGCATTACGTGGAGTTCGTGATGAAGATACTAAAGAAAGCTATTATGACCGTGCTAACAACACACTAGACGGACTACCAGTTGTTGACCTTAAATCAGATCAATTTAAAAAAGGCGACTTATACGCTGGGGACTTCAACAAAGTGTTTTATGGCATTCCTTACAACATGTCTTACAAAATTTCAGAAGATGGTCAATTATCAACTGTACAAAATGCTGACGGTTCACCAGTAAACTTATTCGAACAAGAATTAATCGCTTTACGTGTAACTATGGATGTTGCATTCCATATTGCAGATGACAAAGCATTTGCTAAGTTAACAGCTGGTTCTGGTTCAACTGGTGGAAATACTGAAACCGTATAATTAATCTAGGAGGTCTTACAATGACTTATTCTTATAAAGTAGTTCGACCGTTCATAGATAAAGAAGATGGTAAAGAATATAAATTAGGAAATGAATTCCCTACTGATATTACTAGTGAACGTATCGAACAACTATTCCATAAACAAAACGTATATAACGAGCAATATATCGCTTTAGATGTTGATGCTAAAGCAACAAAAGCTGAATTGTTAGAAATAGCTGAAAAACATGGCGTAGACGTATCTAAGGACGATACAAAAGCGGTAATTATAAAAACGTTGGAGGGATAACATGGCTACATTAGAAAATGTAAAAATGTTACTCTCTATCGATGATGATAAGCAAGATAAGTTACTAAATATTATCATTGCTAACACTGAAAAGCGTTTGATTAGTTTACTTCCTGTTGACATTGAAGAAGTTCCAGATAGATTGGAATACATTGTCGAAGAAGTAGCGGTCAAGCGCTTTAATCGTGTTGGCGCAGAAGGTATGACACAAGAAAGTGTAGACGGGCGTTCGAACACTTTCCAAAGTAACGATTTTGATGAGTATATGGACGTTATCGACGCTTTATATCCTAAAGAAAGCAGTAAACGTGGTAGAGGTGTTTTTTATTGAGATACAACAAGCGTGTGAAGTTCTCTAAGGAAATTAAAGGTGGTTATAATCCTAAAACAAGTAAGTACGATGTTAAGGAACAAGTGTACAACGAAGTTCCTTGTAATATATCTCCTTTATCCCCGCAACGTACTAATCTTGAGTATGGAGATGTAACCAAAGATATTAATGTCATTCGCTTAAATGGTCGTTTTGAACCAAAAGTGACTCATGCTTATATCAAAGATTCAAAGTACATTATCACTAAACGTATCGACTATGAACACGACACTGTATTCTATGCAGAGGAGGTTAAATAGTGGCTGGAGATATCGATGCTCTAATTAGAAAGCTAGACCGAATGCACAGTAGCATTGATGATGACGTTGACGAAGTGCTCAAAAACAATGCTGGCAAGTTCGCTAGAGATACTGTTGTGAGTGCTAAGTCAGTGATGAATAAAGGTTACTGGACAGGTAATCTAGCTAGAATGATCAGAGATACAAAAATTGGCGATATGAAGTATTCTATTACCTCTAACGCAGGATATAGTTCATTCCTTGAATACGGTACGCGTTACATGGCTCCTGAAACATTTATGTTCCCTGTTTATGAAAGATATACTCGACAAGTCAGAGAGGACCTCGAGAAATTAATAAACGGTAAAACGGGGGGCATGTAATGAAACAATCAGCTAAACTTCAACTATTTAATTACTTATATGAAAAATTTAGTGAACTTGGTGTCCCTGTTATTGAAACAAAAGAGTTAAACCAAGAGTTGTCTTATCCCTTTATCGCTATTCAAACTACTACAGATAGCATGAACGTGTTAACTTTTGACAGTTTCGGTGGTAATCCTACCGCTACCGTTCATTTGTGGGGGTTAGATGATGATAAAGGGATAAACGATAACTTGCTTATGCAAGTTCAAAATATCATGTTAGATGATATTCAACTCAATGGTTTCAATTTGTTTAATCCACAGTTAGATATCAACGAATCTATCGAAATCGAAAGTAATCAAGCATTATCACATATAACAATAAATATCGAATACACAAGTCATTAATTGGCTTGTTTTTTTATACAATTTTTTAGGAGGGCAAAACCTATGGCAATTAAACAAGGTACTGATGAGTTAGTCTTGATTCGTAAGGCTGGCGATAAAAAAGATGCAAATAAAGTAATGTGGGTAACAGAATTAGAACGCGAAACTGAAAAAGATAGAGATACAGAAGCTACTGTTGATGGTCCTGTTAACTCTGGAGGTACTTTAGAGTCAACTGTAACTATCACTTGCTACATGAACCAAGATGACACGTTGTGCGACGAAATCGAGGACGCTACAGAAGAAGATGTACCATATGAATTATGGGTCATTAACAAAAAAGTGAAAAATTCGGAAGGTAAATACAAAGCTGAATATCGTCAAGGTTATTGGAATAGTATTGACCGTACAAATGACGCTGATGATATCGCAGAATTCGAAACAGAATTTGGTGTATATCTCAAAAAGAAACGTGGATGGGCTACTTTACCAGAACAAATCGAGAAAAACAAAGCAGCTTATGGCTTCCACGATACTATTGCTGCAGATCCTGCAAACGATGGTCTTGCTTCAGAAGATATCCCACAACCTAACCAACCTAGCACAGTAGAAAGTGTATAACAATGAGGGCCTTAAAGCCCTCTTTTCTTTTTGACTAATAAAATAAAGTGAGGTAATTAAAAATATGGAAATCAAATTTAACGGTAAAACAATCGAATTATCATTTGGATTAAAGTTCTTAAACATCATTGATAAAGAAATGGGAATGGAAGCTGAACAAGTTAACTTTGGTAAAGGTACAGAAATGTTAGTTCCTGCACTAGAAAGCCACAGTGTAGTAGATGTTGCTAAAGTTATTAAAGCTGCAACTGCACAAGAAAAAGGAGCACCTAAAACAGAAGAAGATTTAGAACAAGTTGTTGAAAATATCATCGAAAATACAGGACTTGAAGAATTTTGTAATGAAGTTATCGAGGAACTGGGAAAGCGTGTTTTAACCCAAAACCTCGTTCCGAAAAAATACAAAAAGAACAGCAAGAAGTAGAAGATAATATATTAACGTTTGATCGTATTGTTGTATTGTGCATGAGTAAGCTAAAAATTTACGATTTAGACACTATTGAAGCGATGACGTTAAGAGAGTTTAACTATCGCATGTATGCTTTAGAATATGAGCAATTAGATAGAGATATGGATATGTACAAACTCGCTTTCGCCATACGTGATGCTCAAGCGGAGAAAAAGAAACGCGGCGGTAAAAAAGACGAAACAGAATATCGCTTTAGAAGTGCTAATGACATCATGCATTATCAAGAAAACATTGAACGATTAAACAGAGGCGAACCTGTGAAGTTTGCTTCAGAGTCCAAGATGGAGGAAAACAAACCACCTAAAGACTTACTGCAACAAATTGCAGAATTAAATAAATAAGGAGGTGGGAACACGTGGCAGAGGCTAATTACAGTATTAAAGCGACGATTGAAGCTAATGCTAAGAAATTTAAAAGTGCTATACAGGCAGCTAAAAATACCGCAGAGCGTTTCAAAGGTACTATGGAGAAGATTAAAGACAATGAAATAGACGCTGATTCTTCTGGTGTGAAAAGAGCGGTAGAAAGTGCTAAGTCAGCTATGGAATCATTTAACAACACTAAAGCAGAAGGTAACTTAGATGTCGATATTGATGAAGTTAAATCTAAAGTTGCTATCGCCGAAGAATATGTAAGAAAATTCGATGCTTACAGAGGAGACGCTGAATTAGACGCTAACGTAGCAAGTGCAAAAGCAAACATTGAAGAGGCTCAAGCTTATTTAGAACGCTTTGATGGTTCAACAGCTAATGCGCATGCCGATGTGGACGCTAGAAGAGCAATTACAACATTATCAAAGTTACAGATAGACTTAGATATGTTTGATGGAAATTCTTATAGTGCTCATTTAGATGCAGATGCTACAAAAGCGCGTGTAGCTATAGCAGAAGCTAAGAAGTCGCTTAATAGTTTTGCTAGGCAAAAAGCGAAAGCTACTGTAGAAGTTAACGAAGGCGCTGCAGTTTCTAAAATTTTAGCGCTTAAAGCGATGTTACGTTCAATTCCAAATAAAGTCCATACTAGGCTCGAGGTTGATGGTAAAGGTGCATCGAACGTGCTAAAAACATTTAGAGCAGGTATAGATGATTATAGTAATGCAATGGACCGCCTAGCAAATGACATTCGTACCACAGGAACTGTATTCGGCAATATGATAAAAGGCTCAATGTTATCTAACATATCTTTATTAGTGCCTGCAATAGCTTCATTAGTACCTGCGTTAATGGCAGTTATGAACGCAGCAGGTGTGGTTGCTGGTGGAGCGCTAGGAATGGCACAGGCATTCGGTACAGCTTATGCAGGTGTCGGATTATTTGCTGGTATGGCAGTCAGTGCCTTAGACATGCTCAAAAAAGGAACTCTAGAAGCTACAGCAGAAACACAAAGATATCAATCGGCATTAAACAGTTTACAAAGCGCGTGGGAAGGCATAATTAAACAAAATCAATCTCAAATATTTAATACATTAGCAAATGGTATTGATACTGCAAAAGCTGCATTACAAGGATTAACACCTTTTATCTCTGGAGTATCAAAAGGCATGGAACAAGCTAGTGCTAAAATGCTTGATTGGGTTAAAAACTCACAAGTTGCACAAAGTTTCTTTGAAATGATGGGTACAACAGGTGTAAGAATATTCAACAACATGTTAAGTGCAGCAGGTCAGTTTGGTAGTGGGATTATTAGTGTTCTCACTCAACTAGCGCCACTTGCTGAGTGGGTTTCAGCTGGATTTAAGAAAATGGGAGCTGCGTTTAACTCGTGGGCTCAATCTACCGAAGGTCAAAATGCTATTAAATCGTTTATTGAATATACAAAACAGAATTTACCGTTAATAGGTCAGATATTTGGTAATACTTTCAAAGGTATATTCAACCTTATGAAAGCATTCGCACCTAATACTCACTCTATTTTAGAATCACTTGCTCAAATGTCTGAGAAATTTGCTTCTTGGAGTGCTACAGTAGCTAAATCAGACGGATTTAAGAAATTTATAGCTTACGTTCAAGAGAATGGTCCTAAATTACTTCAATTACTTGGTAATTTAGTCATGATTATCATTAATGTTGCTACAGCAATGGCTCCTTTAGCTTCAGCAGTATTAGATGTTGCTTTAGCTGTAACTGATTTCATCAAGAATCTTACTGCAGCTAATCCTATAATCGGAATGATGTTAGGTATATTAGCCACACTAGGTGGCGCGTTTATGGCCCTTTATCCGGCTATTCAGTTTGTTATAAGAGTTATTGGCCCATTATTCGAATTATTAGGTGGTTTTAGCGGCATAGCTAGCATTATAACAGGAGCTGTCGAAGGTATAGGCGCAGCATTTGCATTTCTAACTGGTCCAGTTGGCATTATTATTGGTTTGGTTGCTGCAGTAATCGCAATATTTGTAGCGCTTTGGAACTCATCATCGGTATTACGTAATGCAGTAATAGGAGCATGGAACGCTATTAAAAGTGCTGTTGGAGCAGCGATACAAGCGGTGATTGGTTTCTTAGGAGACCTATTAGGACGTGCTCAAGAAATATTAGCGCCATTAGCACCTATTTTCCAACAAACTTGGAATGATATCGTTTCAATTGTAGAAGCAGCAGTTACAGTTATTGCACCAATGATTAAACAAGCATTTAATACTGTTGTTGCAGTGGTTAAGGTAGCTTGGGAAATTATTAAGGCAGTTATTAAAATTGCGATGGAAGTCATTCTTGGCACTATAACTGCATTTCTTCAGTTATTATCTGGAGATTGGCGCGGTGCTTGGCAAACGATTTCTAAAGCTGGTGCTGAAATCTGGAAAGCTATCGTTGAAATGGCTAAGAATATTTGGGGCATCTTAGGAGACTATTTAAAACAATCATGGCAAAACATAGTAGATGGATTTAGCGCAATATTTGGTCCGTTAGCTAGCATAGCAGGTGCAATTTGGAATGCCATTGTTAATGTTGTTAAAACTGTAGTTACTGGTTTAGTCTCGTTCTTAGCTAACCTATGGTCATCTATCGTTATCATGGCTCAAATGCAATGGAACATACTCACTACAGTAGCGCAAACGATTTGGACTGCTATCGTCACGGTAATCACAACCATAGTCACTACTTTAGTTACAATTCTATCTACCATTTGGACGACAATCGTAACTGTAGCGCAGACAATTTGGATGACCCTAGTTACAATAGCACAAACTATTTGGACGACCATTGTCACAGTGATAACTACAATAATTTCAACTTTGGTTACAATTGTTACTACAGTTTGGACGGCAATTGTTACAGTTACGCAAACGATTTGGACAGTTCTTGTTACTATCGCACAAACTGTTTGGACTGCAATATCAACTGTGGTCATGACTATTGTTAACATCATCGTTACTATCGTTACAACAGCTTGGACAACGATTTCAACTGTAACTTCTACTATATTTGGTGTTATTTCTACCATAGTATCTACTATATGGAATGTTATAAAAGGGATTATACAAG